CGACACATTCGAACTTGGCTTCGGCTTCGCAGCGATTGGTGACGAGTCGCCAGTTGCTGACGGTGCTGACTAGGGGTGTGGGTGATGAAAGACCCAGTGAAGGTTCAGTTCACTAAACAGCAACCGCCATACCATCCTGGCGAGAGCGTTCTGCGTTCCGAGAAGGACGCATTCAAGCTCGTCAGCTTGGGGGTTGCTAAGTACCTCGAACCGCCACCTGGACTCGACGAGTTCGGTAAAGCTCTCGAAGAGAAGGCGGCACTGAAACAGAAGCCGACTACGCCGAAACCGAATGTCAAGGTAGAGGCTGAGCCGAAGGGCGGCGCGAAAGCGAAGTCCTAATATTAACCCGTGGGGAGGGCCGTCATGCTTCTAATGGCGGTCTCTCCTCACTCATTTTATCGGAGACAGCGATGGTAGATAAGAAGCGGCGCATGCTGGTCGAAGTCAGGTTCGTCAGTAGTCATAAGGCATGGCGAGCTGGCGACGTGGCGCGTGTAACCCGTGCGCATGCCGGTCTGCTTGACGCTATCAAGGTTGCTGTCAGGTTGTACCCGACACACGATTGTAGGAGCAAGCGAAGAATCACGCCTGCCACGGAAGGAGCCTGAGATGTCCGTCACTGTTGTGACGAAAGCCGAATCGAAGCACCTAACCACGACTGCAACAATTAAGGGCGTGCTTGGTATCAGCTCAGCGAAGTTCGATGCCGAACTGGAACGCCTCATTGGTGTTGCAACGGAAACCATCGAGGATTACGTACGGCATGTGTACGCGAAGCAGACGTATGAAGAGATCCTTGTTGGCAGTGCCCACACCCTGCTCATGTTGACAAACACGCCAATAATCTCTGTGACTGGCATCGTCTGCCAGTCGTCACCGATCACCGATTTTGAGATTCGCAATGCTGACGCTGGTATTCTGTACCGTGCGGCAGGCTGGGCTTCTGGAGAATGGGTAGGCTGGGCGACTGAGAGCACCAGGCCAGTGAGAGGTACTAGCGACATGTTGTATTCCGTGACATATGAAGCTGGTTATGTTACACCTGGTCTGCCAGAACCGGACCTGCCAGCATTTATCGAGCAGGCGTGCGTCGAGACGGTGGTCGATTGGTACAAGAGCGCAAAACGAGATTCGGCTGTCAAGTCGAAGAAGGTGGGCGACCTTAGTATTACTTATAAGGGCGCGGACGAGATGATCAGCGGGGATAACCGCATCCCGGCAGGAGCCAGGGCGTTGTTAAGTCGGAGAATGTGATGGGTTGGGAGACTGACTTCGACGAGTTCATGGTCCACACGGTCACTCATGAGCCGTATCTATCGCAGAATGACTACGGCGAAGAAGCTTATGGACCGGCTGTTACCATTCAAGCTAGAGTGGTATATAAGCCAGAGTTGATATCGACTGGCGCTGGGGAGGCAGCATCCGCCGTGCGCCAGGTCGTGTCTACCGCGCTAGTTTACTGTTCCGGAGTCCCGGCTTGGGGCATGCGAGACAGGATTACTCTGCCTGATGGCAGTCAGCCTCCAATCATCCAAGTCAGGACATACCCAGATGAGGACAGCGATCATCACCAGGTGGTAGTGGTCTGATGGCACGTGCACTCGGACGCATCCAGGTAGTAGGGTCAAAGGAGCTGCAGGCGAAGCTCAAGAAGCTTGGCAGATCTGGAGAGTGGGAGCTTGGCAAGGCTCTATACCTCGAAGGCGAAGAGATTATGGCACAGTCGAAAGCCGGGTTCGTCCCACGTGACACCAGCGCACTAGCCTCATCCGGTCACGTGCAGATACCGCAGCCAGGACCAGTTGTTTTCTTGGGCTTCGGTGGTCCAGCTGTGGACTATGCCGTAGTCCAGCACGAGGCACCGTACCGGCACAAGGTCGGACAGAGGAAATATCTTGAGATACCGATGGTGGCGGCCATACCTGGCATGCCGTACCGAATCGGAAAAGAGCTGAATAAGTGGCTAAGCGAGAGCAGCGCTACTAGCGCACGGAGGCGCTGATGGTACTTGACGATTTAGGCGTGTACATCGAGGCGGAGGCGCTGGCAACTGTCGGAACCGACCTCATCCTCGGCCACATGCCTGCTAGTCCATCGCTGTGCTGTGCCCTTCTGGAGTATGGAGGGGACGCACCACTCAGGAACCAGAACGAAGGTGCCGCCCATTCTGGTGTGCAGTCGGGTGAGCGGCCTAGAGTTCAGCTCTTGTGTCGTGCATCATCGTATTCAGTGGGGCACAGCCTTATTCGTTCAATATGGACGCTTCTAGATGGCATAGTGAATGAGACCATCAATGGGGTGGGTTACGTGCGGGTGGCTGCGTTGCAGTCGCCTTTCTTCCTTGAGTTCGATGATAACAAGCGCTATTTGTTCGCGGTCAACTTTACCGTGACCAAGGCTGTGAGTTAGGAGGCACCATGACAGAGAAAAAGAAAAACAGAGTGAAAGCCAAGATCAAGAAGACCGAGGCTGTCGATAACCTGGAAGGCGTCATCTATCTGACGACGTCATGGAAGGGTATGCCCAACTACGAGTGCCTCTGGTGTCAGTTTGCCACGGTGGACCACGACAACGCACTTGATCATTACAAAGCAGAACATACACAGCGTCCAATTGAAGGACGAATCGTTAACACTGGTCTCGTCACGTCTGACGGTGCACCGATAACGCGGGTAGAACCCGCCGAGGAGGCATGAAATGACTCAGCCACTTTCATCCCATGGCACCCTGCTCCAGATGGGAGCGCTGGGTGGAGGAGGACCGTACACGACGATTGCTGAGGTGGTCGATGCGTCTGGTCCTTCATTCGAACAAGCCACACACGAGGCACCAAGCCAGGACATTACCTGGATGAAAAAGGTGGCGGGTCTCGTTACGGCTGGCGAGGTCACATTTGATATTAACCTGATACCGAAGAATGCCACCCACAATATGACGACAGGTCTGCTGTCGCTCATTGGGTTGCAACAGGTGACAGGGTGGAAGCTCCTGTACAACGATGCAGGTGCTGGCACCGCGTCGTTCTGGGAGATGGACGCCTATCTCACCGGGTTCGACCAGGACGTCCCGGTTGATGGCATTCTGATGGCCAGCTGCACGCTGACCATCAACGGCCAGCCAACCTTCACGAAAGGAACCTAAGCCATGACACAACCACTGTCTTCACACGGAACATTACTAAAGATGGGTGATGGCGCTGGGACCCTCGGGTCCTGGACGCTGACCGGGACCGGAACGGACGACCTAGATTGGGACGCCCTATCTGCCTACGAAGGTGGACCAACCCGAGTGATTCGCGTCGAAATCGACGCTACCGGCACGCCAGATACCTACCGCTGGTCGCTTAACGGCGGGGCGACCTGGGAAGAAGAAGGTGTACCGATTGCAGGAGCTGCGACCGAGATGCAGCTTGCATTTGGCATGCTGATCGAGTACGCAACTACGACCGGTCACACTCTCAACGACTATTGGGAGGCGATCGTATCTGCCGTCTTCACCACTATTGCCGAAGTGGTCGATGCCTCTGGTCCGTCATTCGAGCAGGCGACTCACGAGGCACCGTCACAAGACATCACGTGGATGAAGAAGGTGGCCGGGCTGGTGACTGCAGGCGAAATCACTTTCGACATCAATCTGATACCAAAAGACGCGACCCACGATCAAAGTACAGGTCTGTTATCGTTGATCGGCCTGCAGAAGACGACCGGCTGGCAGCTGGTCTACAATGACGCGGGCGCTGGGACTGCGAGTGATTGGAAGCTGGACGCGTATTGCACCGGCTTCGATCAGGACATCCCTGTCGACGGTATCCTAATGGCATCAATCACCCTGAACATCAACGGACAGCCCGTCTTCGCTAAGGGCACTTAAGCAATAGAAAGAGAGGAAGTACCAATGTCGATTCCCCTGGTGCGTGTTTTAATACAGCTCGACAAGCCGAGGACTCTGATTCTCGACTTTAACGCGCTGTGCCGAGTGGAGGAGGTCACCGGAGTATCAATGCTCATCGGTGAGCCTGCATTCTCTTCCATGCGGATGATGAGGGCACTAGTGTGGGCAGGACTGCTGCACGAGGACCCGAGTCTGACCGTGGAACACGTAGGTAAATTGCTAGGCGAAGCCGACGCCAGCGATGTACTGGAGAAAATCGTAACCGCATACGCGGTCTCGATGCCAGATGCCGAGGTGAATGAGGAAGGTGAGTCGGAAGACTTGGACCCTACAAACTCCCCACATGGGGAGACATCTGGGCAGTCGGCAGGTACGATCTCGGATTAAGTGAGAGGGACTTTTGGCGACTTACACCCCGCGAATTCAATCTCCTCCTCCGGCGTTACCGGGGAGACGTGCGATGGCGCGAAGCCATGGCCGCAGTTGGGCCATGGCTGAACGCCGAGTTGAATCGCGACAAGAAGAAGCACAAGAAGCCGTTCACTCTAGCAGAGTGGACGATAACTGGTCTCACGCGTCCAAAGAAAAAACGACGTCGTGTAGATCCTGGGTCGCTGTTCGCTTCGATCAGTGGATCGATGCGGGCTTTAGGAGGCGTGGACGATGTCAACAGTAGTAGGTGATCTGTTAGTCAAGCTACGAGGCGACACCACGCAGTTCGAGAAGTCGATGACTGGTGCCTCTGCCAGACTCAAGGCCATGGGCACGAAGATGCAAGGTATGGGTCGATCGCTTGCGATGGGCCTAACACTACCACTGGCTGGTGTCGGTATTGCTGCTACCAAGCTAGCGTCGACATTCGACATGACACTATCCCGCATCAAAGGTCTAGTTGGTGAGTCATCCAAGGACATCGCTATTTGGCGAGAAGAGATCCTGAAGATGGGACCTTCTGTAGGCAAAGGAGCGAATGAGCTAGGCGAAGCACTGTTCTTTGTGACTTCTGCTGGTATCAAGGGCACAGCTGCAATGGAGACGGTCCGTGTATCAGCGATGGGCGCGGCAGCCGGGCTTGGTGATACTGCGGTTGTGGCCGATGCTGTTACCTCCGCGATGAATGCGTACGCCTCCTCAAACATGAGCGCGGAGATGGCCACTGCAACGCTGGTGGCTACCGTTCGAGAGGGCAAAGCTGAGGCTAGTTCACTAGCGCCCGTACTCGGACGAATCATGCCAGTTGCGAATAACCTTGGTATCAGCTTCGACCAAGTAGGTGCGGCGATGGCAGCGATGACCCGAATTGGGTTTGATGCTGCCACCTCCGCCACTTCATTGCGTGCAACCATGATCCAGCTGACGAAGGTGACACCAGCCCAGGAGGCAGCGGCTAAGCGGCTAGGGCTTGACTTCACAAACTTGCGTAAGACAATCCGTGAGGATGGGCTGCTTGCCGGTCTACAGGAAATTAAAGAGAAGGTAGGCGACAACGAGACGGCGATGACCGAGATATTCCCCAACGTGCGTGCTCTCTCTGGTGTACTAGGCATCATGGGTGACAACGCCGACGATACAGCAGCCATTTTCGCTCGTATGGCCAAGACGACCAAGGAAGACCTGGCAAAAGCATTCGAGGCAGCCGAGGAACAAGCTGGGTTCAAGTTCCAGCAGGCGCTGGTCTCCCTACAAAACCTGCTCATCAGGATCGGTGATGACATCTTGCCAAGGCTGGTGCCGAAGGTGGAGGCGCTGACTGCGAAGTTCATGGAATGGGCAGAGTGGTGGAAGAGTGCCAACCCAGAGTTAAAGAAATGGATACTGACAATAGGGACGCTTGCTGCCGTGCTTGGCCCGGTCTTGATCGTAGTTGGCGCTCTGGCGTCTGCACTAGGATCACTGGTCGCGATGTTTGGTGGAATAGCTGGCGCGGTCGGCAGCGTTGCTGGTGTTGCTGGCACTCTGGGCGGGATATCCGGAGCGCTAACGATTACGACGGCTGGCGCTGCCGCGCTGACTGTCGGCCTAGCCGCCCTGGCTGGCGGTATCGGTTGGCTCGTCGGCAAGGCTATCAGACCATGGTTTAATGAGATGACTGGCCTTAATAAGACACTGGACCTGGTAGCGAACAAGCACCAGGACCTGGTAGGCGGGCTGGCCGAAAATAGGGGCACATACGAGACAGCGCTTGGCACGTATCAGCGCATGCAGAAGCAGCTGGGCCTGGTGGGCGATGAATGGCAGATACAAGCCGAATTCACTAAAGAGAACGCCATGCGGCTGTCTATGCTGACCGAGAAGGTGATCAATCTCGCAAGGAAAAAGAGCGAGCTAAAGATGCGGATACGGGAGGTGGGCGAGGAGGCGAAAAAAGAAGCCGAGATTATGGTTCAGAATGAGGTTGATGTCCAGGAGGCGATTGATGATGTGGCCGCTGCAGACGCCGCCCACATGCAGACACTCAAGGAAAAGTACGGTGTTATGGACAAGGCCGATATCCTGGGCAAGATGAAAGAACTGGGCAATGACCTGGTGAAGATGAAGGACACGGTGGACCAGACGCAACTTGCCAAGCAATTCAACGATCCCATGTTATCAATGGCCAAGCTCGCAAAGGATAATCAGATCGAGGTACCGAAGATTTTCAAAGATGCGGCTGCCGCCCTGGGTGACAAGCTGGCTCCTGGCATGGAGGGACTGCTGCAGCTCACATACAACTTCAAGAACGACTTCATCGACACCGGCAAGGTCATCGACGGGATCATGTGGTCAACTGGTGAGACTGCCGAGAAGGCTTTGGCTGGTGGCTTCGCTGACGGCATCAAGCAGGGCATCGATGATGGAGGCGTTCATTTGCAGGACTTCATAAAGCGACTCGAAAGCGACGTGGTCTATATACCAGTGCAGCCCAATCTCGAAGGCTGGAATCAGGCGGTTGAGGATGCGATAGCCGGTCGTATCCCGGATACGACGGGGTGATGACATGGCTTTCACGATTAACCAGACTGGACTTGAACGAGACACGACGAAGTTAGTATTCGAGTCAGCCCCAATAATCCTGGATCGACACGCCGAGGATGGGCAGGACGCGGCACACCTGGTGGCGATCGGCGGGCAGCCAATCACTACGCAGTTCGTACGCACACAAGCAAAGTCGTTCTTGCGGTTCCGTTTGCGCCTGATCGCTGGTTCCGATGTCACGACCCTAATTACACTGATGGACGGTGCTGGGCCAGTTGATGTGAAGTTGACGCCTGGCAGCGCTGCGATCACTCAGTGCATGTTCGGTCCTAGGTCAAAGCAGAAGCTCATACCATACAACGATGACTACGCAACCGGGAAATCTGACGGCTCGG